AGTCTATTTACCCGTATGGATCAGCAACTTACGGGAGCCTCCTAATTTTTTACAAAAGTTCTTAAACATTATATTAAATCAAACTGGTGATTTGCAGGCTCCTTTGATCCTTTTCTTATATTGTCGAGACGAAGCATTGGTCTAAGGTTTGATATGTGATTTGCCATTCTCCTGTCATTAGGATTTGTTAGATCAAATGCAGACAATGGGACAATGTGATCAATCGTCCACTTTGTTCCATGATTATCCCATGTCATTCCGCTCTTAAACTGGGATTGCAATCTAATCATTGCGTCATTAAATGAACATCCAATATAATCCTCTGTCCTCATCTCTCTCTTTATTTTAATATGTTCAATGACTCTCTTAACATGACTCCGCATTAGATACCTAGCTTTTTGTATTGGAGTAAGTGGAATATCCCTTTTTATCTTTGCAGTGCTTCTCCTAATCCTTCTGTCAGCCTGAGAATCCCTGCTAATTAAATCTAATGCGTTTACCCTAGAAGAAAGAAGCTCTCTATTTCCTGCGGACTTATTTGATCCTCTAGGATTATATACACCACATCGAATCATCTTAATGCGAACAGAATTATAATTCATTGCCATAACCTTTCCTATGGTCTTTATTCCATACCCCAAAGATTGCAGGCAAGACATACATTGAACCATTGACCCTAATGTATTCCTTGATTGTGCATAGCATTCATGGCAGCAATACTTTTGCTGTGGGCTTCCACATGAGAATTGGGTTGAGCATCGGATACATTGCTTTTGAAATTTGGTAGGGTTGTAGCCTTTGGCCTTCCCCCCTTCATTCCGTTTATCTTTGATGAAGCGGCTTTCTTCTTCGACTTCAAAGAACCAAGGATTTTCCCGATGTTGATTTGCTGATTGCAGTGTGGGCATTTCATTAAACATATATCCTATCTGCTAGGATTGTCAATTTAATTTATTGTAAATGTCCACGATTGGTTTGAGCGAAATGCGCAACGATTCTCTCTCATCAGCCCGCCATTGATCAACCGGCTTGCGCGTGAATAGGTCTGTGAACGATCGTTGCAGTTTGCCAGCATAGGTCAGCCAATGCGTCGAGGCGCCCGTGGTGCGTTCGGGGTCGTTCTCCTCGCGTCCCGCTGAACCTGGAGGCGGTAGGATGCCGAGCATCTGGGCGCCGAGCTTGGCCATATCGGCAGGCCACAAGTCTAACTCAAGTTGGTCTCGGTTGCGTGCTAGGTGTATCGCTTTGGCTGCTTTGTCAGGGTCGATGCCGAGCGATGCGAGCCATTCGTTGCGGTTGCCTCGGACATGGTCTTTCGCGACCATGAGCATTTGGCCGCAGTCTGCCATGCGTAGGACGGCAGCGCGGGCGTTACCTTTGGCCGTTACTGCTAGGGCGTTGGCTTCCGCGTATGCGGCGCGGATCTCTGTTTCAATTACCGGCAGGGTGAGTGCCGTTATTTCGTTTGGTTCCATATTTGTTGGTGTTGGTTTTCCTGTATGTATTGCGAGCCTCCTCGCTCTTAAGTGACGTCGAAGGCGGCAGCCCTGTCGTGTCGAGAAAGTCCATTGCGATCTTGCTGATGGCCTGCTTGGTGCAGCCTAGCTCCCGCCCTGCTTCCAGCATACTCATGCCAGCGGTGAGCGGATGACCAAGAGCAAATGCCACTCCCCACAAAGTTTTGCTTCTGCTGTAACCGTGTTCCGCTAGGAAGCTGATCGTTTTGTTCAGCACAACCAAGAGTTTCTCGCTGGCTTCGCGGTAGGCCGTCATGCGGAAGGCGTGGCCTGCCGTGGGATCGTCGAAGCTGTAGAAGTCTGGCGTGTAGCTGGCTTCGTCGTATTCCGCCGCGTCGCGTTGGTCGTGCATCGAACATCTTTGTTCGCATATATTTTTTGTATTGCAAATTAAATCTTGTTTTTTTGCTCTGAACGAAGGGCGCTTTGCTGCCGCTCCCACCAAGAAAAACAGTGGCTTTTTTATAGGCATCCAAACATCCCGTATCAACGCCTATAAAATTGTTAAATCATTTCGTCTTCACCCTATCGACAAAGCTAGCTGCAAAAAACAATTATTTTTTGCGGGGCCGAGTCCAACATAATAAATTGCCCCAACAAAAAAATAACCCCCCCCTTTAGGGGGGTTTTTTGTGGGTAATTTTTTGTGGATCTCATCGGGTAAAAAAAATACCATTTTTTGTAATTCTTTTTAATTTTTTGTAGTGTCATTTTTGAGCTTGTCTTTCCATATATTTTTTATGGTTTCTTTGCCGCAAGACAGCTTGAATTTGTCCAAGCACTTCTGCCACTTGGAATGATCATCTTCGGTGAAAGATGCGATGAAGGCAATAACTTCTTGAGTCTGGATTTCATTTAATGCCTTAGGTCTTCCGGGTTTTCCCTTCTCCTTCGTTGCCTGCTCTTCTGTTGGTAGCGCACATGGTTCCCAATACAGACCGACTTGGCCGTGCCTTAAACCTATTTGAGTAGTCGAATCACCTATTTCATCGACTACGCCAGCCCGACGTCCACGTTTGGCTAATAGAAGCCGGAATGTGCCATCCTCCCTTGTTGTTTGAAGAACGCATATCGCCCTTGCCCAGTTTGTGAGTTCGGATGACCCGAGTCCGACATAAGCGAAGTCATTTGTATTCCAATGTGCGCGGCTCTTGGAGTCGCCTTGTGGCTTGCCTGTATGGTGACTCCATACCCATGCGAATTTACGCTGAAATGCAATGGGGTTGCATAGTCCGCGCAGAAATGAACTTGCCACACTCTGTTGGCTTATATCATCGCCGATATAGCTCAAGAGCGGATCGCCAAAGACTAAGTCGCAGTCGCCCTTCTTGTCGAGTAGCCTTCCGACAACATCGATGAAGTCAGCGCCGGTCTGAGAAGTGACACGCGCAAATGTGATGTTCTCTGTTAGCAATTTTACTGCTTGCGCTTGTGGCATATTGGCATTTGCGACGACATAGGACATGACGCCCTGAACGATCTCTGCCATGTCTCCTGTGTCATTCTCGGCTTGGATGAATAGGCTCTTGAGTTGCCGCTTTGGCTTAATACCAAAGAACGGTAGCCCCAATGCCCAGAACATCGATGCCTGCACCGTCAACGATGATTTGCCAACGCCGGACTGCCCAACGATGAGTAACTGACCGCCCTGGCATACCCACCGATCTCCAAGCAACGTCGTGTTGTCCTCTTTGGGAACAAATTGGAATAGCTCCTCGAATGAGTGCATCTCCACTCCCACCATCGATGGATCGGTAGCATTTTTGATTGCTGAAACGATTGTTTTTTTGTTTGTGTCTTTTGCTTCTACCCAATCATTTGCGTCCTTGAAATTTGATGGAGTTCTAACGCGAAGAATCGTTTTGCACGATGATATAGCATCCTGCATCCAGATTTCGGAAGGTATTTTGCCATCCTTTTTCGGTTCGTCATTTTGCGGGAAAGCATAGACCTGTCGGTCTTTGGAAAACTCTGCAATGCACTTTCCGTTGCTAGCCCCGCGAGATGCTACCCATAAGACGCTACTCCAGTCGTCACCGAGTTTATCGGCAATAGCTAACAAGTCCCATTGCGACTCAAAGAAATAAACGTTTTTGGAGTTTTTATCTCCAAATACAAGTGGAACATTCTGCGTTCCCTTTGGCTCAAATCTCCATGCGCCGTTATCGCAACGGACGTGAGCACCATCACCAGATTTGAATGCTGGTTGATCTCCAGATGCGCCAAGGATGTCATTGTCGCGAGCAGTCTTCATTATATTGAAAGATAAGCTCCTCTGTTCCGCTAATGATCTCAGGAAGTCATCCGTTGCTGCCGCTTTGTATTTGCTCCAATCAGATGATGTAGGTGCGCTCGCTTTTATCTTGAAACGTGCAGGCTCAGGACGATTGTTTTGAATCGGCATTCCTGCAAGTTCAGCGTAAGCCAACATCGCGTCATGGTTGCTTTTGTTTTCGAGCTTGGCTAGGAAGTCGATCTCGTCTCCACCTTCGCCTGTGCCGTGGTCTTTCCAGCGCCACCGACCGTTGGCATTGTATATTCCGAAGGATGCGGTTTTTTCATCGCGGAATGGTGATTTTGCTTTTGATTTTGCGTGATCTCCTAGGCCAAGTTTTGCCATGAGATCAGGTAATGGCAGGCGTTGCCGGGCTTCTTCGATGTTCATTTAAGCCCCCCATCAAGATACCACCAACCTTGGTCGTCTTTGTGTAGTTTACCCTGCATTGCCATGTGATCTAGCACATGGTCTGCTAGTTTCTTCGCTGCCTGCCAATAAGCAGGATGAGCGCCGTAAGGCAATAATTGCTGTGCTATGTCGAGCCTATCGATTGCGCCGCGTCTGTGCGATGAATTGAAGGCCCGAATGACATACTCTTCGAGAGCATGATCGGGAAGTTCCGTTTGCATAATGTAAAAAAATCCCTTCGTGCTTGTCGGATGAAAAATTGGCCCATGCAAAGGCTACGACGCGCACGAAGGGAAAATGGATTTTGTTGGTGTTTGGGTTGCATGAATTGAAAGGCTTTTTCACGGCCTAGGTTTAAATATATTTACTTGACTCTGTTTGTCAAATAACGCTGTAACGTCTCCTCGGCCTCATCTTCTATCCACCGCGTGGCCTGCGTTACTACCTCAACCCAAGTGCCGTCGATCTGGACTTCCCAGTCCCACCGGTAGCAGTCATCCTGGTGGTTCGGCCAGCACCTGAGCGGATAGCCGCGCCATTGCATTTGGTTATTCATCCTGTCCTGATAGGAATTGGCGGAGCGCCTTGTTTTCTTTTATGAGTCTATCATTCTCCTCGGTCAATGACTCGATGCGAATGTTTAATAACTCTACGAGTAATTCAAGATCAGCCATTTGCTCTTTAACTAGTCTTGTTAGGTTTAGTAGCTTTTTGATGCCGTCGAACATAATCTGAGATTCTTTCTAGGTGTTGTTCCGCCAATGCTCTCCCCTCCGGCGAGTCGTCGTATGTATGCTGGTAGACCGGTAGCGGGTCGCCCCTTTCGAGACGTAAGCCAATAGGGCAGTCATTCATACAAATTACCAGCCGGAGAGAGAGAGATCCGTTCATCTATTAAAACGGAATATCGTCGGTTTCGTCTTGGGGTTGAGCAACGAATCCGTTGCTTTTAGCGACAATGTGCTTGTCGGTCTTGGCCGCTGGCTTGCGGCGGTTGCCGAGCCACTTTGCTTTCTCGTCACCGAATAACCAACGTTCGACGCAGTTGAACTGGTGGTCGGGGTTGGTCTGTCCTGGCTCGACGCCGATAAGACAAACGCCTTTTTCACCGATCAAGTCTTCTGCTTCAACGGTCACGTCTTCACCTGGCACTACGGCCCGACCGATGCTGGACAGCACTTGGTCAACTTTCCACGCCGCTTTGGGCGTGAAGGTTAAGTGTTCCCACATTTTCGGCCCTTCGATGCCGCCTTCAAGGATAACGGCGACGTCAAGTTTGATGGTTGGGTTTCCGGCTTGGGAAGTCTTCTCGACCGCTTTGATGATCTCGACTTCGTAGGTTCCCGGCTCGACGTAATAGACGGCCGCTTGTTTTGGTTCTGATGCTTTGTATGTTGGCATTTTGTATTTTCTATTTTGTTGTTGTTGGTCAGCGTTTTTTAGGATGCGCTGCCCCCTTTTGCCCCTGCCTGCCGGATCTTTCCAGCAAGCGAGGAAATTATTTGATCTTCGTTTGGCGTAACTGCGTTGTCGGTGATCCCGCCTTGATCGCCGTTGTATCTGGCTCCACGCCGTTGTTGGCGCAAAACTCGATATAACTCTTCTCCGATAGCTTGCCGCCCATCGCGAGTATTAGTGTCTCTTTCGTGATACCTTCGGACGCTTTAATGATAGCATCGTGCTCCACAAATCTCCGACCGCTTACGCTCGTCAGCTTCCATCCTGCTACCTCGTCACCACTTTCGAGACGGGTTTTGAGGTGACCGAGCAAAGGCTCGGCGATCTCCTTCTCCGCAAGCTTCCACTCACGGATGAATGACCCTAGCGACTCCGGCGTGGAAAGGATGCGATCTTTGATAGCTTCGATACTGTTGCCATTCGCTTCGGGAATGAGAGCGATAGCACTCTCCGCCTGTCGCACGATGGCGTTGCAGTTGTTGAAGTGCTTGCACCATGAACAATACTCCGAAGGCGTCGGCTTCGCCTCCGCACTTGTTGCGCGGTCGATTGTGCGCTGGGTGATCTGCTTCGCCTCTTCATATGAAAAGTCGTAGCTACGGATCATGCTTTGATCGACATATATGACGTGGGCAGTCCATGACGTGTCGAAATTATCTTCCATACACGCCAATGCGTAGGCCGCGAGTTGCTCGCGATAGTTCCGCACTTGGCCAGTTTTTATGTCTGCGACCCATTTCTGCTCTTTGCATACGGCGTCAGCCGTTCCCAACTTACTTAGTCCAGGGACTGCCATCGCCAGATACTCTTCGCGGGTCTCGATGAACGAATGCCTCGCAAGTCGCTTGAGTTGTTTAACTCCGAAGTCAATGGGACTAAAATCAAACCCGACGACAGCCGCCATAGGCTCAAGTTCGCCCCCTGCTATCAGGTTTCGGATCGCAAGATCGACAGCGGTTCCGCGCTCCGCTGCCGCGCTCGATCCGCCTGCGCCTTCAAACAAGGCGCACTCGGCGAGTTTTGGCAGGATGCTAGGTGATATTTCTTTACTCATTTTGTTTTAATGCTTTAAGGTGTAAGTATAGTTACAAATAATGGGTAGTATTTGTCACGAGTTCGCCTTCCTCCATTCGACCGCCGTATTTACGAACTGATCGACCCGAAGCGCAACTCGGTGTAGGTATTCCGGAGCGCAGTCACGCCAAGTCTGCTCGGATGTTAGCACTCCGCGCCCGATCAAGAACTGATTCACCGCGCCCTCGTGCTCTGCAAGTCGTGCTTGCCAGCCGACCATTTCGTCGGCTTCAACGATATGATCGGGCTGTTTAGTTACAACGGCCTCGAACAAGTGCGCGACCGATGCCCATTCGAGCGGCAACTCTTCCGCTAGGCCGGATCGTGTCTTGGCGTCGTATGCTGCGCTGTGCGTGGTCAACAGGATGCGCTCCTTGCCGCCGATGCCCTTTCCCTTGCCGGAGTCGGTCGTCGATACCTTGGTTTTGAACCGTAGGAACCAAAGCTCGTCCGCAAACTCTTTCAAGAGCGGAGCCGATTGTTTGCTGAGTTTTAGCTCGTAGCGGTCATATGCTGCCAAGGCGTCTGGAGCCTCGAAGCGGACGATCTTGCTGTGAGCGATCATGACGACATTCTTTCCGGCATCAATGAGTTGATCGACGGATGACAGGAACCGGCTCATGCGCTCCGCTACCATTACCCACCCTTTACCGAAGCCAAAATCTTCGATGCTGGCCTTTTTGGTGCTGGCGAGTAGGTCTTCAACGCATAGGCGTTCTGCCCAGTCTGCCGAGTCGATGACGATGGTTTTGTAGTCGGTCGCCTTGCATACCTCCAATGCGTCAGTGAGATGCTTCCAAGTGTTGATCTCGCAGCGATCAACGTCCAAGTGCGATGTTCCTTGCTCGATGTCCAAGAACAGCGGATTTGGGAACTTGGCCGCGAATGTTGATTTTCCTACGGATTCGACGCCGTAGAGTACTACGCGCTGGGCGCGGGTCTGTTTTCCTTTTGTTATTTTCATTTCTATTTTCCTTTGTTGCTTTAATATCAATCAGATATAATTACATTTTTAATTCTATTGCATATTTCAACATTAAGCTTTACAAGCCAATCCCTAGAATCTTCAGATGATGATGCTTTTATCATATTTTGACCTAAATGAAATTTATAAATCGCGTTGCAAACAATATTGTACCTTCCTATCTGCTGCTGGCCTCCACAGGTTGATGTATTATTTGAATGATATTTTGCCAAAGTCCTTGATGGAGAATTTGAACCCTCGGGCTGTGAGACATTAACAAATTCCTGCAAGAATCTAATAGCCTTATCAGGGAATGAATTATGATATATAGAAACAGGCCCAGTGATGTACGCAGGCGCTTTTAATATAGCCCCGCTTTTTCCAATCTCTACGCAAGTATTTATACTATCTCCGATTAAATGTAAAATTTTATGAGTTTGAGCTATGCTGACTCCAAAATTGTGATTTGATCTGCAACATATTAGCCCGACTGCTTTTGCTGTCGCTGCCACTTGCGATGAGTTTTTCATTCCAGATAGTAATAACATCTGTGAAACATTTCTACTTTTACCAGAATCAATGACTTCAAATGTATTGATAACTCCATCTCCAACATTTTGAGATACTGGTAATCCAGTTGCAACTAGGATCGCAATCGGTTTATTAGCCATCACACAAGCAGATAAGCGATGCTGCCCATCAATAAGCCGACCGGTAACATCAAAGGCGATTGCTTGGTGAGTTAAAACATAGGATCCATTGTTAATGTCATTAGCTATTTTTTTAACAGATATTGCACTTATCGGCCTATTGTTATAATTTTTAGTTTGTAGTATCTCTTTGGCTTCTGATGGCCAAATTGTTTTTAGTTCTACTTTCATATTTATGTTTTCTATTTGTTGTTTTGTGCTGCGTAAACGGCCACAGCTAGTGCCGCCCAAGAATGGGATTTGATGCCGTATGTTGGCCCCGGCTGGGCCTTTGTTCCCTGCGGCCCGATCTTGTCGATCAAGGCTTGGCGAATGTTCGCGTCCTTGGCTCGCATCGTGCCACAAAGAAAAAGTTTGATATCTTTTCTGAAAATTAGTTCTACGTCCACCCTGGACACTTCGATAAAGCGTCCGATCCAGACGCACGTTTCAAATGTCGAAGCCCCGACTGCCATCCCGTAAGATGCGATCATTTCACAAGCAACTCGGTCGTATTCGCGACCGATAAGAATCTGGCGTATCTCGGCATTCGGAAGGTGGCCGTGGTCAACAATCCTTTGTTGGTCGTATTGCACGAATGCGGTGTGGCTCGTTCCTGGATCTAGTGCTAATATCATGGTTCAATGCTTTTGTTTTAATTTTATCTGCCGGAAGTGCGAGAACATCGCAGATGCCTTGGAAAGCTTTGCTTTTAATGAAGTGAATTGCCGAGTTCCTATCGAGTTCCTGTTCTTCGTTTAGCTGTTTGCTCAAGAACACCTTCTCACTTTGAAGGTCGGCAACGGTCTGCTGGATCATCCCGCACAATAAAGCGCGGGTGAATTGGCATTCTGCGTCATGTAGCTCTTCGGATGTCATGCTACCGGCGCTCCCTGCGGGTTTGGCGGTTCATCCACCAGCGGCGTGTCTGTTCAAGCTCGCAGGTGGCTTTGATGTTGCCGATTAGGTATCCGGCGATGAATGCACAAGTTGTGCAGATTCCGAATAGGGCGAGAAATGTGAGTGGTTCCATATATTTAAATTAGATGTTGTAGAATTTTGCACGGACACCAGCTAGTGCCGTTTTTTCTTGATCGGCGTTTAGGCCTACCTTGATGCCACCGTCTTGGTTCGGGAATAACTCAACGCGTTCGATGCTGGTCACATACCAATAAGATCCGCCGCGAACCGCTTTGATCCGATTTGCAATGCGTGTATACTTGTAGGCACGAGCCACCGAGCCGCCCGATGTATATGTGAGTTCCGCTCCGATGCGTGATGATTTAGCAATTCCGAATGCGGCGAGTTGCTTTTCGGCGATCTCTGTCGCGTTAAGGATGTCCATCGCTGTGGCTGTGGCTGATTTGGCTTTTCCATTAACCTTGTCTAGGGAGTTGGAGAGTTCGCGTCCTTTAGTATTTAGTGCAATTTTGATTTTCATTTTTGGTTTTCTGTTTTTGTTTCTTCGTTCGGGTTCGTCCCGTTCGATGTGCAAACTCTCATCCATTTCCTTCAAGATGAAAAGAAAAATTTTCGCGAAGTGCGAAAATAATTCTTGGGAAAAGTCTTTACAAATGAGCGCAACCAATGCCCATGCGCCTCTGCGGCCTTTTTTATTTTGAGATCTTGAAAGATAAAGGCAGGTGTATTTCTTTCTAAATCGGGCGGTATAAATTTACCTCGCGAGCGCCTTGGTTTGTCTGTATCGTTGCCTTTTTTGATTCAAGCATCCCTTTTTTGATAGCAGTTTCAACTCGGCAAGAGATCGCGGCAACGGTCATCTTTGATTCCGTTGAAATTGCGCGGATCGTCTTCCATCCTTGCTTGGCTAGGTCTTTCTCGTTCTCAACTTTTGTTGTTGAGTAGAAAGCGTCCCAGGCTTCGTTTACAGCGGCAAGAGCCACGGGTTGTTTTGTCGTCTTTCGCATAAGTTAATGTTTATCGAGTTGTCTTTGTAGTAGCCGTAAGCGAAGCCCTGCGACCATCCGAAAGTTGCACGGCGGGTGCTCGCGTATTCCATATCAAAGCGCGCAAGCATTCCGACGCAATAGCCGCTAGGCCCGTCAAGCGTGCGTGCGCGTTCCCATCCTACGCGGTGAAGGTGGGCTAATACGCATTGCCCGTAGGTTTCTGCATGGTCGCGGATAGCCTGCACGTTATACATATAGCCATGGATAAACTTGCATCCACCTATCTCTAAGTAGCTGCGAATGTGATACGGGTACAGTCGCGCTTTGAGTTCCTTCGCTGTCTTTTCTATGGCTTGAATGGTCAGCGTCGCGGCGTGAGCCGCTAGCGCGTTAGGAGACGACGCGAGCTTGTATAGCCGGGCTTCGTGGTTGCCATATAGAATATGCTGTGGCCTGAGTTCGTGCAAAAAATCAATACCGGCGCTGAGATCGTCCGAGATGCTGGCCGCGCGGTCGCTTGAGTTCGGATCGGAGATAGCACCAGATCGGAAGGCGGCTAGGTCGAGGAAGTCGCCTAGATGGATAGTGGTCTGGGGGCGAAAGTGCTGTTGGAATTTTAAGACGGCGTTGCGCGCTTCTGGGTCGATCTGATCGCCATGAGAGCATCCGACTGCCATCCATTTTTTCCACCCCTTCATTTTAGTTCTGGAATATTGCGGTCACTGCGTTGTTGCCAAATCCAAGCGCGGACGGCCTCCATCGTTTCCACGTCGAGTTTTGCAAACTCGCCACATTCGTGCTTTAAAGCGGATCGGAGTTCTTGATCTATGTCATCCACCAATATCAAAATATCAAGCGCCTTGCAGGCCACCTCGTGCTCGTATCGCTCTGTTTCGTCAAACTCTAATGTCATTTTCATGCTTCGTCCTCCTCCTCTTCTTCTTCTAAGTCTGGAAATAGAATACTGAAAGAATCGCCCGCGAGTCCTTCCACGGCGTATTTGTTGCCGAAGACAAATTCCCCGTGCAGCGTTTCGCCGCCTTGCTCCCAAGAAACAATAGTCAGCCCGCAGTCGTAGTGCTCGGACAGGATGCGCTTCGCTTCCGCGAGTGCTTCCGCACGCTCTGATTCAACCGTCGGTTGTCGCTTTTTTTTCAAGCAAGTATGTCTATTTTTTTCGATACTCTAGTGCGTAAAATTGTGAGCATTTCGCGTTCTGTCATGCCCTTCGCCCAATGCGGGCGTAGCTGATAGTGCGGTTCGTCGTTGAATTTCCAACGCCCTCCCCACTCGAATCCGAGGGATTCGCCGAGGGGTCCGAGCTCGCGGTAGAATGCGTGGTCGCCAAAGTAGGTTTTGCCGTCTTTGGAAAAGACGGCGATGTCGAGCGCCAGTGAGTAGTTGTGCATGGAGGCTCCACCGGCGGCGTTTGTGATTTTAGGGCCACTTGTGGTTCGGCCTTTGGCGTAGAGGGCGTCTTGCTCGGCCCATGTGCGGAGGCCACAGATGCACTTCACGTCGAGGTTGAGCGGGGCGGCGAGCTTTTTTGCCGCGATGATAAATGAGGCGGCGCGGTCGTAGAGATCCGGATGCAGGGTGGAGAGGTTGCGCTCGCTGCGTTCGTCGAGGTTCATTTATCGTGGAGAGTTTTTGAAAATTCCGGTGTGTAGCAGAATGTGCCGTAATCCGTTTTGATGCATAACGACGGGTTATTCATTCCAGAGCATGAAGTCAGAAATGCCATGCCCAAGAACGCGAAGGAGAGAACGATCATCCAAAGCGCGATGGATTTGGCGTTCATTTTTCCTTTCGGAAGATTTCGATGAGTCCAATGATGGCGGCTACCGCCGCGCCGATTGCGTCCCATTTTGCTGGCTCTAGGCTTAGACCGGCAACGCCGCCGATGATGGCAATGCCGCGAATGGTGGACGGTTCTTTGAGTTTTGCGAGTAGTGTTTTCATTGTTTTTTAGGTCGAGTCATTTTATACAGCGAAATCGCACCGATGCAAATTCCCATAAGAAGCGAAAGAATGCGAAGCCAAGCCTCGACTTCGCTGAACGATATCAGAACGGCGGCTGCGGGCGCGGACGTGCCGACAAGAGAATGGAAAGTGTGGCTTTCCATTACGTCAAACTGGCTTGCGTTATGAGTTCCTCGGTCAAGGTGCATGATTGCAAAATGATCGTGTTGCGCTCGCCGCTTTCGGTCAGCTCGATCTCCAGATCGGCCGTCGCACTTGTTAGGTTCGCGAGATAGTCGCGCACTCCGAACGTGCTAAAGTTGACCGATGCTGTTTTGCCTCCAGCCGCGCTCAGTCCGCTTTGAACCTGGAGTGTAGGAAGGTCGGCAAACCCTTTGCTGCCGCCGAATGTCACGTCGTAATAATTACCTTGAATGCCGCTCACGGTCGCATTGCCCGCCCCGATGGAGTCGAGTGCTTGCAAGGCTGATTGTAGGCCCGATGCTGTTGTCGTGGCGTCAAGCGGATCGGTCTGCCGTAGGACGGTTGTGCCTACGCTCCCTGTCGTCACCGTGCCTGTGCCGGTTGTTATTGCAACGGACCCTGCTGTTGTGCCAAGCAAAAACTCGGTTGTTTGCGGAATCGAGCGCACGAAATATTGCACGCCTGCCGTGTATCCGGTCAGCGCCGTGAAGCCTGTCAATACAACAGGCTGGGCAAGCGTCAGTCCGTGGTTGGTTGCCGTAATAAATACGCCATCCGTGACGGTCGAGGCGATGTCCACGTTGTAGGTCGGGACGGTTATGCGGTAACTGCCTTGGTATGGAGGGCGTGAAAATGAGATCCGTTGCACTTCGTTTTGAAGTGTCGAGCCTGTAAGTGTCGTGGCGATGCTAACCGTCAAGGCCGTGCCTAAGTCAGTCCATGTCGGCTGGTAAACAGCCGGAGCGAGTCGGAGTTGCAACTCTTGAATTTCAGCGGTTGTGGCGTCTCCTACGAGACGCTCGTCAATTAGCGCGGACGTCTCTGGAATTAAGCGGGCGACGTTTGCCGTGATCGCGGAGCGAGTGCCTGCGGAGTTAAACGAAATGACGAAATTGGTCGCCATCGTGCCGTCAACGCTAACACTTCCCGCGCTCGTAATGGCTGAAAGCGAGTTGAGCGCGGATGATATCGCGCCTGCCGTTGCGCTGAACGCGATGGCCCCGCTCGTCTCGCCGCCGAAGGAGAGGGTGAAAGTGCCGCTTGCGGGAACTCCTGTCCTTGTTCCTACGCCGAATTTGACCGTCGTGCCGGTCATGTCCACTACGTTAAAAGGAGCGGACACGTTGCCCGTTGCTTCTAGGAAATAAAGGTTAATTTCGCCGTTGTCGCCCTTAATGAAGCGCGGTGCGGTCGCAGGCGTAAGGCTAGTCAGGCTCGTAGCAAGCCTGCGGTTGGTCATGTCAATGTAAAGGTCGCGTGCCATTTAGTTGGTAGGTTTGTCAACAGCTTCCCATTTCCCTATCGGGCAACGCTCGGTTGCCATGCGTAACTTCGCCCATGTCGAGCATCCGCACTTGCGACAACGGCCCGTGTTGTTGAGCGCCTGCGCGTCCCATTCGGGACAGGCGCGGCACGTCGCTTCGCGGCTGGCGAGTGCTTCGGGCGGGGTGGTCGCGAAGCCTGCGCGAGCGAAGCGGTGTCCCGCATTTATAGCTAATCGCATTTGCTTGTGCGTCTCACGCAATCCTTCTGGCATTTTGCTCAAAAATTCCTCGTATGTCATGAGACGGTTACGGTAAAATTGAAATCAGTTGGCGGCCCAAACGGGGCGCATTGCGCTGAGATTGTAAACGGATAAGACCCAGCTGGATTCAAACTGGTTATATTAACTAAGTCAGACCCGCCTACGGCGCATACATCAGGAGACCCCATAAACTCAAATTCAAATGTTCCTTGGACATAAAGAGTAAGTTGCCAACAGCATCCGCTTAACTCCCCGTCTGTTGATGCTCGATTTATATTTATTATATACAAATTAGTGCCAGAAAATCCTGGGCCAAATGCGTCCCAAGAATCCGAGCAAGTCCGAAGCGGATCGTATTCATCGACTGAAGGATATTGGAATTCTTCATCTATAACGACTTGATCCCCCGACAACGAAAACTCAAAATTATGAAGGTATGGCGGGCAGTCCCTGCAAGGAATAAATGGCCCACTAGCACAACACGCGCAATTCACAGCGCGAGTTGTGCCGTCGGTCTTGATCTTGATAGCGTTGTCAGCGGTTCGGCCTAGAATCATTTTAGCACTCCTCCGTTGAGAGCCAAGTGAGCGCACCTTCCACCGCGCCGAGGACGTATGTGCCCGACGCTGGTGCTTCGGGTATGTCTTCCTTCCAGCTTAGCGCCCCGCCTGTCGAGGCGAGCACTCGGTTACCGTCGCTTGGAACTGGTGGAATCTTTAGCTTGAAGCCGGTAAACCCCATTGACGAGACCTCATCAACCAAGGTCGGATCGGCTTGCAATTTCGCCCAAGCGAAATTTCGCATAAGGTCGGATGAAGAGATCGGCCTTAATTGTTGCCCCCCCTTTGCTACGGTCTGGAAGTCTACGGGGAAATTGTTCATGCGGTTTGCCGTAAGGTAAGCCCTGCGTTTGCAAAATCGTATCCCCACGTGCATTGAACCTCATCGACGCCGCCATAGGTCGAGCGATTCACATTTATTATAGCAACTTTTGTGAAAATTTGGTTGGGGTCGAATGGGACGTTTGTGATGGCTCGTGTATTGGCGTTGTATATTTCCCGCACATATGTGTAGCTTCCTAAAATAAGATCAAAAGTTTCCAGCGAGCTTACGATTTTGTAATTCAATGTTTCGGTTGGAAGAGCAAGCGTGGTAACCGACACGTTGGCGGCTAGGGTAAAGGTGCGGGTGATCGTGTCCGACAGGACGGTTAAAGGAATACCAGTGTTAATCAGCGTTCCCCCACCTATGTAGGTAATGCCAATAGGAAGCGCAATTTGTGAAATTATAGCTCCAAAAACGGCTGGCGTGGATGTCGAAATTCCCGTGCCGGTCGAAGAAAACGAGGATGACCGAAATGTTGTGAACCCGTCTTGGCCTGTCTCTCTCGTCGGGTTTTGACGAATGATATAAGCCGGATATTCCGGCAGTCGGTTGCCTGCCGCGAGCAACGGCGCAAGGTTGTCCGCCTCGGTCGTGCGGCACTTGTATGTCGCGTCAATGCGCGAGAGGTTCGACGGGAAATCCTGTTTTTGAACGTCTGTTAAAATTAGGTCGTCCGACCCGTGGTAAATGTGTGCCATGTTTTTAAACCATTACTGGTTGCGGTAGTTTCATTTCGAGCTTGACGACGGCATCTTGGATGATTTTCACCATACCTTCGAGCGTCATTGGAGTTTTCTTTTCCTCTGTTTTCTTTTCGGCCTCTTTTTTCATCCCCTCGCCCATTCGCTTTTGAGTTGTCTCAAGTGTTTTTTTGACCTTGTCGCTTGTCCCTTGGCCTTCGGTTCGGATTTCGTAGAGTTGGTCTCGGATTTCCTTCTCGCTCCCGCTAAGCCCATAATCGCGACCGATGTCTTTTATTGCGCGAGTATCGCGGCCCTTGCCTGTGCCTCGGATCATAGCTTCCTGTTCGCGATCTTTAATCTGGCGCATTGTGGTCTCCGCAGACGTGTAACGGCCTGCCGCAATTTGCTCTTGCGCCTTTTTCATCAGCCTTCCGCCTGGGTCAACGGCTTCGGCATCTTGGCGTTTTTTAATGTCTTCGCCGATCTTTGTGGCGAGTGAGTTTTTTACGCGCTCGGCGGCGCGTGCGGAGCGTTCAAGCTCACTAGCAAGTTTCTCTGCCTCTCCCTGCGCTTCGATAAGTCCAGCATCTCTGAGTTCTTTGATTTTTTTCTCTAAGTCTGCTTCCGCTTTCAAGCGATCTACCTCTTTAGTATTACCAGATGCCATCGCGTCATTGATTTTGATCTGCAAATCAATTTCGTCGCGCTTCATTTGCGCTTGTACCTTGTGGTCTTCTTCGTATTTTTTCCGCTCATTTGCGGCACGCTCGTCTTCGGCTTTTTTGAAGGCAGCCATGTCCATCTCGGCTTGTTGCGCCTTCGATATTTCAACGAAATTAAATGGCCTTGGTTTGAATGCTGCGTCCCCGCTCTTCTCGATCTCCTTGTTTTTCGCGACTATCTCTTCCTGTTTTTTAATAGTTGTATCGAAAAGCGGAGTGACTCCAACCATGTTCTCTTTGAAACTTTCAGGGATAGAATTAAATGCTTTTTTTATTTCGGCACTAGCTTTTGCACCTGAATCTGTAAGCGTCCCTTTCATTCTGTCGGACGCCGCTTGAGTATCATTTGAAAAACTATAAAGATTTGAAGCAAGTCCTTTCGTTAAATACGAGCCAGACAATATACCCGCCAACTCTTTAGCTATTGTTGCTGATATATTTTTTCCCAAGACTGAAAAGCTATCCTCTATGAATTTAAAAGTGGAACTGGAGCTTGAAAATACGGTTAAAAGAAAATCTCCTGCCGTCTTAAATGCTGCAACTAACTTTGTGTAAACCGAGTTCGCAGTCTCCATCGCCTGCATTTTGATCGCTTCAAATGCCGCCTTGAACCCCTCCGAGAAGTTGCCCACCTTGAACTCGTCAACGGCTTTTTGGAACATCTTCATACCTT